TATAACAACAAGCAATTATCCTCTGATGGACTTTACCAGCTCAATAGTACCCTAATAGACAACCCCGATGACCTTATCGTAGCCGATGGTGCCGAACCTCGCCTGATTGCAGACCTAAGAAACAAAGGTCTAAATATAGAACCTTGCGAAAAAGGAGCAGGCAGCGTATCAGCAGGTATAACCACCTTACTCAATTACAAGTTCGTAGTAACGCCCCGCAGTTTCAACGTAAAGAAAGAGTTAAGAAAATACGCTTGGAACGATAAAAAGGCAGGTATACCCATAGATAAGTACAACCACGCTATGGATGCCATTCGTTATATCGCAATGAAGCTACTAAGTGGTACTAACAACAACCTATATCAACTCGCCTCAATGATTTAAACTTATATCAATATGAACGAACAATCTATAACACAAGAAGATTTTAAACAAGGGGTAACTCCAATAGATATTTCGCAATTCCAAAAGCAGTACGATGTTAAGAAGCACGAGATACTCACCAACAAACACCGCTATCCAGACCCTGAAATAATGATACCACTTACTGATGAAGTAGGTAATCCTTTATTAGATAGTCAAGGCAAACCACGATTTGAAAAGCGTTATCGCTACCTCAATCGCATAGGGTTGCCTTATCAAAAGCGCATTGTAGAGATAGCCACAATGTTCCAAACAGCCATACCTTACAAGTACACCGCTGAAGATAGCAAGCTATTTGCCGCCTTTCAAGAAGTCATCAAAGCAAACAAAATGAACTTTTCCGACAGCAAGCTATGTACAGAAGTAAAGCGTTACACCCAAGTAGCCGAGTTGTGGTACTTAGAAGAGCAAACTAATGAACAATATGGGGTGTACTCTCAATTCTTATTGCGCCACAAGGTGCTATCACCTGAAAAGTACAATCTATATCCACGCTTTGACGATAACGATAACCTTGTATCATTCGCTATTGAAAGCACTACCAAAGATAACAAAAAGACCATTTTACAAGCATTTACCAATGAGGAAGTATATACTTTCACTACTGAAAACGGACAAACTACTACCGAAGTAAAACCTAATATCATTGGTAAAATACCAGTAGTACTATACCAGCAAGAAAAACCCGAATGGGAAGCCGTACAGCATCTCATCGAAATAGCCGAAGAGCAACGTACTTACTTTTCTGAAAGTAACAAAAAATTCGGCGAACCTATCCTAATGATAGCAGGTAAAGTAGAAGGTAAAATGTCGGGTAATAATATGGGAGGTAAAGTATTCGAGGTAACAGATGGGGGTAATGTTCAATTTGTTGTACCTCCTAATGCTAATGAGAATTTCGACAAAGAAATGACAATGAACCGTCGTGATATACACGAGTTTACCCATACTCCCGACCTTTCTGATGAGTTCTATGCAGGCAAGGGTAATATGCTTTCGGGAGTAGGACGTAAATTAGCGTGGTTACCCGCACACCTCAAGGTAAAAAATAATGAGGCTATATTCATACCCGCTTTACAAAGGCGTATCAATATCATTTTAGCTTTCCTTTCAAAGATGTATTTGCCATTTGAAAAGGAACTGAAAGATATAGATATTATTCCCATCATCACCCCATTTGATATTGACGATGATACCGAAATGATACGTACTCTTATGGAGGCTAATGGAGGCAAGGCTCTTATATCGCAACGTGATAGTATGCAGCGTTTCGGAATTACCGACCCTGAATCCCAATTACAGCAAATCAAAGACGAGGAAAACAACAATCTCAATGAAGCAAGCATTTAATGAACTATGATGAGCAACATAGGAAACACCTAATGGCATACCTACAGCAGATAGAACGATTGTTTTATCAGCTTGTAGGTACTGCTGTATTTATAGCCCTTAAAACGGACTATAAAGAACTCATCGCAAGTACATTATTTGCTTTTGCTTCCACCAAAAAAGGAAAAGCCTTTGATAAGGAATTAGCTAATTTCAACAACCAATTAGACCAAATTATAAAGCAAGGTATCACCAATGAATGGGTTTTTGCCAACATCAAGCAAGACAAATTACTAAGAGAGGGTCTAACCAAATATCAGAACATAGAAGCCTTCGAGGCCTTTAAAGTGCGTAAGATTAAAGATTTCACGGTCTCTGATAGGGTATGGGATATTGCTAAAAAAGCCCAAACCGAAATAGAACTCGCTCTATCCATATCATTAGAAGAGGGTAAAAGCGCGGTTCAACTAAGCCGAGAGATACGCAACCTACTAAACAATCCTACTGCCTTGTTTCGTAGAGTAAGAGACAAATACGGAAACCTCGCACTAAGCAAAAACGCTCAAAACTATCACCCTGGTCAAGGAGTATATAGAAGTGCCTACAAAAACGCTTTGCGACTTGCCAGCAACGAAATCAATGTAGCCTATAAGTCCGCTGATTGGTTGCGCATACAGCAAAACCCCGACATCGTAGGCTTTGAGGTACGCCTATCGCCACAGCACAAAGTCTATGATATGTGCGATGAATTAAAAGGCAAATACCCGAAAACATTCCACTTTCACGGCTGGCACGTAGGCTGCAAGTGTCATATCATCACCCTGCTAAAAACCGATGAAGAGATTATCAAGGAACTCAAAGCCGATGAAACCCTACCCCCTGAAAGTTCATCTAATTATGTAGGTGATGTACCCAAAGAATATAAACAATGGATAACCGACAACAAAGACCGCTTCAAGAATTGGGAAACAAAGCCGTATTTTATTGAAGCTAACAGAAATGATAAGGATATATTACAGAAGTTATTAGAAGTATCAAATCCTGTACCCAAAAGCACTTATGTATCTTTTGAGCCTTTCTCTCCTGTGATTATTGAGCATCTAAAAAAAGCTGGTAGCAACGCCAAAAAGCAAACCCTTTTACAGGAAATAATAGACGATAATAGGGCAAAAATCATCTTTAAGCACGAAACTAACCACTCAAAAACAGTACTTTTCGACCTACACAAAGGCAAAGGAGAAAGCTTAAACAACACTATAGAAATGGCAAAAGCACTTAATGAGAAAGGAAAATCTGTGGCTCTATTACCTGAATATGAAAATATAAGCAGTGCCGATGCCATCGTTCATTTCAAAAACAAATTAGTAATTGCCGATTTTAAACATAGTACTACTAAAAAGATAGGAACTCTAAAAGCAGATATTGAAAAAGGATTTTTACAATCTGATAATGTAGTATTACAATTAGAAAATGGAAATACAGATTTGTTTGTGCAGTCTATTGAAGAATTAAAAAGAAAAGGAAAAGGACTCGGTAATATGATACTAATGAACAAACACAATGATATATTAGAAATATCTGAAAAAGAATTTAAATTAGGTAAATACAGAAAGTTAGTAAAAGGCTTCTTCTAAATAAAAAAACTACCTTGAATATTGCGCGTTCAAGGTAGTTAATGAGCTTCGGGATATAACCGCAATTACACTCTGGCGGGCGTTGCCCTTGCAAAAGTTCTTAATACCCTTTTGCACCGCAAAGATACAACAATATTTCTAAATAGCAAAAAAAAACAATGAAAATAAACAACATCGACATACAAAGCACTTACCGCACTTACTTGTTAGATAGCAATTACAAAGACCTTCTTTGCTTTCCTCCTCTCAAAAAACTATCTTCCAACGATTGGGCTGAGTATTATGGCAAAGAGTACGACACCGATAGCCCTAAACTCGATACACACCAATTCACTTTATCATTTTTTAGTGAGACAAACCAGTACGAACCGTTCGTCAACTTTCTTACGGCTCAAACTTACAATACATTCCACTTTGAAGAACTCAATAAAACATTTCAACTTCGATTAGCATCAGTAAAAAAAGCCAAAAAAGAACAAACGTACATCAGCTACGATATTACTTTTGCCTCCGATTTTCCTTTGCAAGGTTATACCTATACCGCCCCTAACGCTACACTACCCATTTCTGGTTTTAGCATTGACGATATAGATATATCAAAATACGGCATTTACCTACTCGAAGAAAATCAAAATACACTCTTAAAAGATTACGAGGTAAAAGAACACCTCACTATCAATAGTACAGCCATTAGCGGGGTGCAATATGCAGATCACCCCAACATATTTAAAGAACGTACCCTTGAGCTACATTGCTATATTTCTCAACCTATTAGCACATTTTGGCAACTATATGAAGCCCTTTTGTATAACCTCTCCAAACAAGGCGAACGGGTGATAAAATACAGTACATTCCAACCTCAAAACGCTATCTACCAAAAAGCAAGTGTTAAGAACGTTTTTCTTATCCAAAGCACCCTAAAAGTAGAATTCACTATCACTTTCGTACTCACTTAACGCCATTCCAAATATTTACTAATTTTTTACTAAACCACTATAGCAGTGCAAAGGAAAGTCCCTCTTACCTTTGCACTGTATTATTATTGTACCAATGAAACTCAATTTTAACGCTACATATATAGAAATACTTCCCACTGATGAGAGTTATCGTTACCGCTCTATAATGGGCGAGCATACTCTTACCTTATATTTTTCACTATCCACATATACCGACATTCCAACTGGTGCGTGGTGCGAGTTCGCTAATGAGCGTTATACCCTTAATCAACCTGCGAAAATAGTAAAGCATAACACACAAAATTTTGAATACACCCTCACTATGGACAGCGAGGGCGCAAATCTCAAAAATTATAAATTTCGCAACCCCAACGATAAAACCCTAAAATTCCCATTCACGGCTTCACCTCGCTATCACGTGCAAATCCTTGTCGATTGCCTCAATATGATAGATAGCGGTTGGCAAGTAGGTAACTGTATAGAAGCCTCCGAAAAACTCGTTTCTTACAATCACAACAACTGCCTCGAAGCGTTGGATATGATAGCCAAAGCCTTTGAGACTGAATATGAGATTATCGGCAAAACCATTCATTTGCATAAAGTAGAGTATTTCAAGAATAATCCCCTACCATTACAATACGGCAAGGGAAAAGGCTTTAAGACTGGTGTAAGTCGTACTACTGAACAAAGTCGTATTACTCGCTTATATGTACAAGGAGGCGAGCGTAATATCGACCGCTCTAAATACGGCAACAAAGAATTGTTGCTGCCTAAATCACAAGAATACGTATATGAGGGGGTAACATTCCTTTCAGACGACAAAGGACTATCAATAGCCATTAAGAACGCCCAAAATAACGGCTTTGTAAATGAACAAAGCCTCGACCTTTCACACATATACCCCAAACGCAAAGGTACTGTATCAGGTTTTTTTGCAGTAGATATAGATAAACACTTCTACGACATATTTGACGATTCTATACCACAAGCCCTCGATTTCAATGCAATGCAAATCAAAGGCGAAAAAATGCTTATCTACTTTGAAAGCGGGATGCTTTCAGGGCGTGAGTTTGAAGTATCAAAGTACGACCACACACAAAAGAGGTTTCAACTTGTCCCCAAAGAGGAGGACGGCGTTACAATGCCAAACGATATATTCCGCCCTAATATAGGTGATGAATATTCCGTATACAATATGCAAATGCCCAACGCTTATATCAGCGACAACGCCACAAAGTCAGGCGCAAGCTGGGAGATGATGGAAGAAGCGTGCAAATACCTATACGAAAATAGAGCAGACTTATTTACATTCACTGGAGACTTAGATGGTATATGGGCTAAAAAGAATTGGGCAAATGTAGGAGGTCGCTTGAAAATGGGTGCTTATATCAACTTTTCAGATACTGAATTTCAGCGCACTCCCGTAGCTATTCGCATTGTAGGACTAAAAGAATATGTAAATAACCCTTACAGCCCACAAATAGAGCTATCTAACAAGGTACAAGGGCATTCTTTTGCTGCTGAAATACGCAAACTTAAAAACCAAGAGGTATATTTTGGAGAGCTCAACAAGCGCACACAATCACTAACCAAAAGAAGTTGGCGTGATGCTCAAGAAACTATCAAACAGATAGAAGCAGCATTTCCAGAATATACCAAAAGCATTGTCCCCGCCACCGTGCAAACTATGATGGCACTTATAGGTAACAAATCAACCCAGTTCGATTTTGTAGTCTCAAAAACAAACCCTATAAAAGCACCTCACACGCTCTATTTCGATAAAAACACCAAGCAAATCAATGCAGGTAGCGGGTGGCTTAAACATTTCACATTAGGAAGTAGTGATATAACCCCTAATCGTGATGCTAACAGCTACAAGTATTGGAATATTCCCGCTTTCGTATCAGGTAGATTGGACGATAAGGCTAAAACCTATTATCTCTATATCAAAGCCTCCAAAAACACCGAAACTGGCGAGTTTATCCTATCCGAAAACAAGATAGATTTAGAACAAGAATCTGGCTTCTATCATTTCCTATATGCCACCGTTAATTCAGAATACGAAGGTGAGAGAGGTGTATCTAAACTCAACGGATTTACAGAAATCAATGGTGGACAAATCAAAACTGACAAAATCACATCAGGGAACGGACAGCAGTACATTCACCTCTTTGATGACCATATAGAAATCGAAGCCAATCTCAAAATAACAGACGGCAACAAAACCGAGATAAAGCAACTTGTTAATCCTGATTTGCTTTCATTGGAGAATAGATTGAAACAATACAGCAATCAGCAGGTACAAGAAGAACAGCAAGCCCGTACACAAGCTATTGCTACTGCAAAAACCGCTACTGAAGCATACGCACGATCGCAAGCAGAACTCACCAAAACACAAGCTATAGCTACAGCAGACGGCAAAATTACAGAAGCAGAACAAAGGCAAATTCAACAACTTCAAATAAAACTCCAAGAGGCTAAAAACTTTGCACAGCAAAAAGTGAATGAGTTGAATATTGGGGGGAGAAACCTTATATTAAATTCTAAGAGCAAACGGACTATGAATGGTTATACAGGTATTTTCTACTTGCTTAATGAGCCAACTAAGAGTAATGAACAATATATATTCTCTTGTATTGGGGATATAAAAGGAATTACACATATTTACTTTTCAGATGAATTAGGAGGTGCGCCAAGACAATATATAAACACAAATTTACAAAGCGGAAAGTTTACTAATTTAATAGTACCTAATAAAGAATGGAGAGGTATTACTATTTATCACGAAGTTGCAGGCATTATACCCGTTCCTACTTCATCTGTTGAACTCGTAAAACTCGAACGTGGCAACAAACCCACCGACTGGACTCCTGCTCCCGAAGATGTATGGGGTACAATGGTAGATTTGGGTGTCATTGATAAAAACGCAATGAACCTCACAGAAGCCGAAAAAGCAAATGTTAAGTTTATCAATGGTATGTTTAGCAAAGGTGCTGATTATACCAATGGTACAGAAGTAGTAAAAAATACAATCACTACTGGAGCTTTAACTGTTGGTAATACATTAGGAGGTAACGCAGGTATTAATGGTGCTGGACTTGATGGCAAATCTATTCGTTTCTTTGCTGGTGCTAACTATAGAGACAAAGAAAGTGCCCCTTTTAGAGTTCAAGATGATGGGAGTATATATGCTTCAAAAGGTCAAATAGGTAGATTCAAAATAGAAAGTGCTGAAAATACATCTCTTATAGCTAACGGATTACAAATAAAATCACAAGGTATCATAAACGCTTACGGAAAAGGAATTGACCGTAATACATCAGTTATAATAAATGACCCCAGTCAATTAAATGAACCGGTAGGAAATCGACCCGTTATTAATGTATTTTCAAGTGGATTTAATAATTTATCTCATTCATCAATGGAAATTATTAGTAGAGGCGGTAGATATAATAAGGCTCTTATATTAGATGCAAGCATAACGAGCTCTTCATCATATAATGCAATAGCATTAGATGTTGTTTCAGGATATATAAAAACATCTGAAAAAACAGCCTTTATAATGAAAGGAAAAGCTATGTTTGAAGAAACATACATAGGGGCTTCTTATAGTGACATCATAACATCAAGCATAGGTTTTTGTCATACTTATGTATTCAATAGTGTTTCAAGTGATAATGTTTTTCTTTCTAATCGTTGGGAAATTGAAAGTTTAATAGGAAAAAGTAATATAACCTTTGAACTGCAAATTATGGCTACTTTTAATATTTCAAGAAACATTATAATAAGAGGTAGAACTGGAGGAAGATTACTTGATAATAGTGGCAATCCGTATAGCGGAGCAGATGGAGTTTTATCATTAGGAAGGGGAAATACATTAATACTTCGTTATGTAGATGGACATTATTACATAATGAGCCATAGAGAATAAATAACAACTTAATATAACAAACATTATGCAAATCATTCAAAAAACAACTCGAATTACAGCACAAGAAATTGTGCAAGGAGTAACCGTTATGTACTCCTATGAATCTGAAAATGAAGCCAATCCTATTGCTGTAGCATTTTCAGCAACTCGTCAGCAAGATGGCGGTTATCCCTATTTACAAGGTACAGTTACCGCTAACGACTTCAATATCCAAAACTCAAACTTTCAACCCTCAGACATTGAACTTTACAAACAAATTCAAGAAAACTGTACCGCTATCATCAACGGCACAGAAAAACCCGAAAAACCTAAAAACAAACAGTAATCAATGGAAAAGATCTTTGTAATTCTATGGATACTACTCGGTATCTACATTCTCGTACTCCTTATGATATTCGCCGACCTTTGGAGTGGTGTGCGCAAGGCTAAACGTATTGGCGAAGCACGAACTTCCTATGGCTATAGGCGTACCATTAGCAAAATGGCGCAATACTACAATATCCTGATTGCTTGTACGATTGTGGATAGTATATACGGCTTGCTCTCTTGGTATTTAGAAATCTATTACCAAACCTCATTATGGCTATTTCCTTTTATCACTTTCTTTATGGCAATAGTGCTATGTCTTATCGAAATCAAATCTATACGCGAAAAAGCCGAAGATAAAGTGCGGTTAGACCGTGCAGGACAAGTCGTTCAGCAAGTGTTTATCAATCGTGATAACTTAGAGGAAGTTGCTAAAACCATCTCTAATTATATGAATGAAAAAGCTGAACAAGTTGAACAGTCCGAATCATCTGAAAAATCTCAAACCTCTAATAACGAACAAGAATGACCCCAAAAGAATTTATAAAGCAGTACAAACCATTTGCGCTTGAAACAGAGCGCAAAACGGGTATTTCTCACCTCTTTACGTTGGCACAAGCGGCGTTAGAGAGTAGTTGGGGAAAGAGTGTGCCAGGTAATATGTTTTTTGGTGTAAAAGCAGGTAAGGATACACCCGCTAACAAGAAGCAGTTACTAACTACAACAGAGATATTAAGCAGCCCCAATTTAAAGCACTTGTTTCCGTTGGTTATATCGGTGAAGATGTTACCGAGTGGTAAATACAAGTACACCGTTAAGGATTGGTTCAGGAAGTACGACACACCTGAAGAATGTTTTACCGACCACTCAGAACTCTTCTTCAGAAACAAGCGATATGCTAAGGCGTTGGAGGTAAGGGATAACCCATACAAATTTGCTGAGGAAGTAGCAAAAGCGGGCTATGCTACCGCTCCTAACTATGCAGATAGTTTAAAGAAGTTAATCAAAAAAATAGAAGAAAATGACAGCAGAATTTAAAGAATTAAAAAAGGAATTGGACAGCTTACTTACAAAAGTAGAGCAGTTGCCACGTACAAGAGAGTTATCACTTGTAATTACAAAATTAGAAGAGGGCACAATGTGGCTCGAAAAAGAAATTAGAAAACAAGAAAAGTAGCTATGAATAGAATAATCATTGCATTATTAGCGTTCATCACCTTGATAGGTTGCAGAAGTCGCAAAGAGGTAGCCAATACCGAGCAACGCCAAGTCCAAAAAGAGCGTATTATAAAGTACAAGGATAGTACAGCACTTTTTCAGCAAAACACCCAAACCTTACAACTCGATACACACGCCTCACAAGAGTACGAGGTAACAGTAGAGAGCGATAAGGATAGTGTGGGTAATAGCAAGGAATTAGTATATTATCGCATTAGAGACGGCGATAATGAAACTATAAGGGTAAGAGGTGGAAAGGTGAAGATTACGACTAAAAGCAGCCTATCCAATAGCCAAATAGTGGCGAATACTACCCTTGATAATATAACTAAGGCTAACACTTATTTTATAACGCAAAGGCATTCAGAAACGGCTTTTTCTCATAAAACAAAAAACGTAAAAAGTTCCTATTTATACCTTATAGCTGTTATCGTAATACTATTGATAGCCTTTTACTTTATACGAAACAAACTTAAACGCTTTTTGAAGTGAATATATTCTTAGTTCAACACCGAAAACGCCTCTTTATAGGGGCGTTTTTGCATTACTAAAAAATTACTAACTTTTTACTAATACACAAATATACAACCTCCAATACCCCTCCGTACCTTTGCAAAAACAAAAATATTGTACATCTTATGGAAAAAATCCTACAATCACTCAAAACCAAGTATGCGCACTTGGGGTTGGAAGAATCAGTTTTAAAAGCTATAGCCACCCGATTGGCTACAGCGGTTAAAGAAGAAAGTGAAATCGAAAACGCCGTTAAAGGAGTTGAAGATGAGGTTAAGCTATTGCAATCAGTAGCCGACAAGGGGCGCACAAGCCTTACAAAAGCTGAAGAGGCTCGCAAAAAATTAGAGAAAGAACTCGAAGAAATGAGGGCTAAATCTAATCCAAATCCTCAAAACCCACCTACTCCACCCACAGAAACTAAACCTGATGAAGTGCCAGCGTGGGCAAAAAGCATTATGGAAGTTGTCAATAAACAAAATGAAACTATTGCAGCATTACAAGCTGAAAAGCAACAACAAAGTGCTAAAGAACGTTTCCTAAACCAACTTAAAACGCAGGGGGTATCAGAAACATTCTACAAACACCACTTAGGGCGTACTTTCAAAGACGATGAAGAAATGAACGCCTTTGTAAACGAACTAAAAGCTGATGAACAAGCATTTTTGCAAGCACAAACTAACACGCAACTATCATCGCTATCAGGTTCAGTATTGGGAGCAGGAAAAGACAATAATGGCGTTTCTGCCGATGTACAAGCGTATATTAACGATAATTTCAAAAAACAGTAAACTCTTATGAAACAAGTCCAAATTTCAGACAAAACAGGTCGCCAAATAGTCGTATTTGACCAGTTGGATGTTACCTACCCTGGCGGGGTGTATATAGACCCTACCACTGCTAAGGAACGCTTTACCGATGGAGTTATTCCAGCAGGAACGCTCGTAATGCCTGACACTAATGGTACTTTCAAGGTTGTAAAAGAAGATCTTTCACAAACCAATACCGCAGGAGCGTTAGGGCTAACCGCTCACGATGTAGTCATTGACGATATGCCACTTGTAGCAGTCGTTATGGCAGGAACAGCACGCAAAGACGCGCTACCCGACAAAGAAAAAGCAGGTGTGGCATTCCTACGCACCGCTTTGCCTCGTATCTCATTCATTTAATAACCTAAAAAATTAAAAGCAGATGAATATCAACGCAAACAACATTATTACCGAGTTTTCTCAGGCTAATATGAATGCTATTATTCAAGCATACCCTTTGGGAGATTTGCGCTACCGTGAACATTTCCCTTTGTTGTACAATCCTTTTCTTACTTATTCTAATATTGAAGGGGCTGACGGTGCTAAAATAATGGCGGACATCGTGGCTATTGGCTCAAAAGCACCACGCAAAGGGCGTGAGTTCGTGGAAAACATCAAAGGCGAAATACCAAAAGTAGAAATCGCCCGCGATTTGAACGAAAAAGACCTCCTAACCATTCAGCAACTCCGTTATGCGGTAAGTGCAAACCCTACTAATGCGGGTATCAAAAACCAGCTTATTGATAAGATATACGAAGACCCTCTTTTTTGTATTGACGGTATCAATGCTCGTATGGAGTGGATGGCTAAACAACTTGTGTCTACTGGTAAATACAAAACTACCGCCACCAATAATGGCGGAATAGTGAATGTATCTGTAGACTTCAAAGTGAAAACACAAAACGCACTCAAGAAATGGGCAGATGCAGATGCTAACCCTATAGAGGAAATCGAAAAATACCAAGAGGAAGCCAAAGGCAAAGGGTATAGTTATGCCACTATCACTATGAGCCGTGCAACTCTCAATCAGGTATTGAAGAACAAAAATACACGTGCCTTTGTGTTGGGCATTCCTATTAACAATACTACCATTTTGCCTGATGTGCGTTTGGAACAACTTAACGCTGAACTTGCTGAACGTGGACTACCTATTATCAAAGTATGGGAGTCTTTCATCAGCTTTGAGGGCAAAAACGGAGAAGTAACAGTGGCTAATGGTTGGGAAGAGGGCAACGTATTATTCTCTACTTCAGCATTGTTGGGTAGTACTCAATACACCACTACCACCGAGTTTACAATGGACTTTGCCGATGTGATGAGCAAATCTATTAAGGATAGCTTCATTTTGGTAAATACTTTTGGGCATCAAGACCCTATATCAGTATCTACCAAAGCTACAGCGTTCGCTACTCCAGTATTGAACGATTCTAAGCGCAAACTCATCATCAAAACAAAGTTCTAAGATGACCGCACAAGCGTACATAGATGAGAAACTGAAACTATGGAACGTGGAATACCCCACCACCATACTCATTGCCGAAATGCAACGAGTAGGATTGGGGCTTTCTGATGAGTTCAACGAGGAGAACGAACGAAAGACAAAAATGTTTTTCTACAATCTCATTCCTGAGCTCTTATTGCGCCCAGTGTCCTTTTCTGAAGGTGGATTATCTTTTTCTTACGACAAATCGGCTATTACTGCCTTTTACAATTTGCTTTGTAAGCAACTCGGCAGGGTTAATTTGTTGGAGGAAAAAGCCACCGTAAGAGATATTACCCACTTATTCTAAAATACTGCAAGGAAATGAAAATATACCCGTACCTATTAAAGGTGAAAGTATCACAAAACCCTACTATCAACGATGACGGTATACCTACCTATCCAAGCGACCCTATCGAGTGGCAAGAGATAAGTGTATGTCGTGATGAAATAGCAGGAGCGGGGCAAAAGATAAGCAAAGTAGACGGTCAAATATTTGAATGTACCGCTACTGTCTATGCTCCCAAAGATACACCAAAAATAGAAGCGGGTACTACCTTGCAAGTAGTAGATGTAGAGGGAAATATCCGCCTCGAAAAGCAAGTAATACGATTTTCAAGAGATTACTTTCATTGCCGTATATTCGTATGATAACACCACAATTCAATTCCAACGATATAGAACGTATATTGCGTGAGAAAATAGAAAAATATCACCAAAAAGTAATACGCATATTGAAGTATGTAGGAGAAATGTGTATCAATGAAGCACGGACAAATGGCAGCTACCAAGACCAAACGGGTAACCTCCGTTCATCAATAGGCTATGTAGTACTACAAGACGGCAAAGCTATTGAAAAAGGAGGATTTAAACTCACTAAGTCAGGAGGTAATGGACAAAAAGAGGGCGAAACGTTCATCAATAAGGTAATATCTCAATACTCAAAGGGTTTTGTATTGGTAGTAGTGGCAGGAATGAAGTACGCTGCTTATGTAGAAGCACGCAATTACAATGTACTTTCATCAGCTGAATTATTAGCTGAAAAAGAAGTGCCTAAACTCCTAAAAGCATTATCGCAATGAAAAAAACAGCCTCACAAATAGAAACTGATATATACAAGTACTTTAAGGATAAGATAAATCCCCTTATCAATGGGCAAACATACCGTAGTGGTGTACGCCCTTTGAACTCACAAAAAGAGGATTGTGTAATATCATTCCTTACTGGGTTAGACGGTCAATATCAAACGGGGGTGATTAACATCAATATCTTTATCTCCACGGTCAAAAATAACGATAATCAGTATAGTAAGGACTTTGTACGTTGTGAAGCTATAGAGCAGGCTCTAATGCCAATCATAGAGGAAGCTAAAACAGCCTTACACAATTACAAGTTACAACTTCATCAGATGATACAGACTTTTGAGGATACAGATATTAAGCAGTTTTTTATCAACGCAAAAGTAAAATTTAGGTATAACACATTTAATAATTAAAGATTATGGCATACGTAGATAACAACGCCACTGCTTGGGGCGAAATAGAATTTAAGTTTGGTGCGCCAGGAGCAGGAGGCGCAATGGGTACTGTACTCAAAACATTGGGTATCGTCAAAGAAGATAGTTTTTCTTTTGAAACAGAAGACGGTAAAGAATTAGAGTGGAAAGCTATTGGCGGTAAAATTATCGACCGAATGAAAGGCGAACCCACTTTGAAAGTAAAATGTACAGTTAAAAACCTTAACAAGGCATTGCTTTCTGAAATTTGGGATATTGAAGAGTCTGGAGATAAACTCATCATCAAGTCTTTTGTCTCTACTAAAAAATTCTCTTTTTCTATTGTTCCAAAAGTGTCAGGAGCAGAAAAGATAGATATGTTCTACTGCTCTGTAAGTGGTAAACTCACCCATACTGAAGACAGTGGCTACAATGTAGAAGTAGAAATCACCATCCTTAATGGTGGAAAAGGATTTTTATCAATCGAAAAAGTAGCGTAACCTATGGAAGAGCAAGTAGCACAAACCCTACTTGAAGAACCTACAACAGTAACCATTGGGGGCGAAGCGTATAAAGTCGCTCCGCCCTCTATTTTTACACTCGTAAGGGCTTCAAAGTACATCAGCAAAATACCCACCGACACCATTAGCGAGGGGAATATATTCGGATCAATAGTACACAATGCTGAAGAGTATGAGAACATAGCGTGGGCTATATCAGTAATTGTATTAGGAGATGATTTTACCGAAGTAGAAACTTATCCTAAATGGCAATTTTGGCGTAAAAACAAAAACATAACTAAAGGCGAAATACTCGCCAAAAAGCTAATGAAAGCCCCTATTAATGAAGTATCAGACGCTTTTTTTAAAGTGTTAGGACAAATGGATATACGCGCTTTTTTCGTCATTACCACTTCCCTCAAAGGAATGATGATAACCAAGCCGACGAAGGAAGTGGAGACCGAAACGACAGCATCTGGGGACTTGTAGGCTCATTCGCTAAACAGTACGGACTCACATTCGACTACGTGCTCAAAGAAATGAGTTATGCTAATGTAATGCTTTATAGTGCTGTTATCCCCTCTTATGATTATGATAAGGATAAAGATACAAAAAAAGCACCTCAAAAGTCAGAAAAACGTACCAATTATGGGGATTTTCTCAAAGGAATAAAACAATTCACCCAATAATGGGAGATTTACCCACAATCTCACATTATTACTTTAAAAACTAAATCTTATGCAACCACAAGACGGAGCTCTATTATTCCAAGTAAGAGCCGACCAATCACAGATACAAAAAGATGTCGAGGCTATCAAAAAGCAATTCGAGCAAATGACAAATAAAGCCGTTGAAGAGGGCAAAAAGCAGGCTAATGTATGGCAAACCCTCCTCAAAGGTGCAACCGCTTATTTTACACTACAAGGGGCGCAATCATTCATTAGCCAAATGGTAGCCGTTCGCTCACAATTTCAGCAACTCGAAATATCTTTTGGCACTATGCTCAAAAGTAAGGAAAAGGCTAATGCGCTAATGGCACAAATGACAGACCTTGCAGCAAAAACACCTTTCGGATTACAAGAAGTGTCAGAGGGCGCAAAGCGACTATTAGCTTTTCAAGTACCCGCTGAAGAAGTAACCGAAACGCTTAGGCGTATGGGAGATGTAGCTTCAGGTTTAGGTGTGCCTATGGGGCAACTCATTCACGTATATGGGCAGGTGAAAGCACAAGGGCGTTTACTCACTAATGACTTGTACCAGTTTATGAATGCGGGTATTCCTATCATTGCCGAATTGAGTAAGGTAGTAGGCAAAAGCGAAACCGAAATCAAAGATATGGTTAGCGCGGGCAAAATAGGATTTACCGAAATACAAGCCGTTATCAAGAATATGACCAATGAAGGCGGTCTATTCTATAACCTAATGGCAGAACAAAGCAAGTCGTTAGGCGGTCAAATATCCAATCTCAAAGACAACTTTGACCAAATGCTTAATGAGATAGGGAAATCAAGTGAGGGGATTGTATCGGGGGCGATAAAAGGCGTTTCTTTCTTGGTAGAAAACTATGAGACTATCGGCAAACTCATTGCGGGGCTTATTGTTTCTTACGGAACATATCGAGCCGCACTCATTGCCACAGCCGCTGTACAGCAAGTAGTGGCAGCGCGTACAGCAGGAATGACAGTTGCTGAAATGGCTCATTATACGTGGTTGGTGCTTGTTGAAAAAGCGCAAAAACTTCTCAATCTTACAATGCTTGCTAATCCTTATGCTCTTGCCGCAGCCGCTTTAGTAGGGTTGGCTGTTGCATTATGGTCACTCAAAGATAGTACCGACGCTAATGCTGAAGCAACTGAAAGACACAATCAATTACGCAAGGAACAAGCCAACCTTATTGATGAAGAGAAAAACAGAATTAGCAACCTAATATCTACTATTCAAGACGAAACTAAATCTTGGAATGAAAGAAATAAAGCTTTTTTAGCACTTAGAAATAGTACAGATGGAGTTCTGAACAAATATAGCACGCTAAATCAGATGTTGCGTGAAATGTCTCAGGTTCTAAAAGATATTAATGGACGTTATGAGACTATGAATGAAAAAATGTCTCGTGATGCCGTTAAGAAAACCAACGACTTAATTAAATCCAAAGAGGAACAAATTAAGAAGTTAGAAGAAGAGATTAAGCAAACTGCCAGCAGCGACCGCCGTACCGCTCTTAGAATGGATATAGCAAGCATTAGAAGAAGTATTGAACAAGATGAACTTCTAAAGCAAAAACAAAAAAGGGAAGTAGTTAAAAATGATGTTAGTAACTATGAAAGCGCACTTTCAGGCAAAAGCCTTGAGCAAATACAAGCAGAAAAAAAATTAATCATAGAAGCCTATAATCTAAGAAAAAAACAAGCGAAAGAATCGATCGCTAATCACTCTATTGCAAAAATAGACAGCAACAACCCTTATTTAAAATACGACTGGAATGAACTCGGAATGTTCAATGAAGCTACCGAACGACAAATCAAACTCAAACAACAAGAAAAAATACAAACTACTGATTTTATTGCTAAAAAAGAAGAGATTTTAGATTTACAGAATAAAATAAATAAAGCTGAAATCAAAAACAAGAATAGTAGGAATGTTGATAATAAAGATTTAAGCGATTTAGAGGCTAAAAAAACTAAATTGAAAGGATTGATTGACGAGTACAAACAAGGTACAGGCATTGACCTTTCTCAAAAAAACACTCCTAAACCCAAAGCAACCAAGTCTGAATTACCTACTTTCGACTATAACAAAGCAGCCCAAGAAGAAGCTCGCCGTGAGCAGGATTTTCTTTTTCAGAAAGAGCAGGCTCGTATCAATATAATGGAGGACGGCGCACAAAAACGCCTTGCTGTTATTCAGCTTGATTATGATAAGCAAGAAGAGGAAATACGCCGTCGTACTGAAGACCAAATGGCTGCTTTTATAGAGCAGGAAAAAGCAAGAGCAGAGGCAGAGGGTAAATGGAAAAAAGGACAAATCTTTAATGAAAACACCCCTGAAATCAACGCTCACAAGGCTAAATTGCAAACTGAGGAACAACAACTGTTAGCCTCCAATGCTGAGTACCAACGTATGCAGCAGGAACAAGTATATAAGGACTTATTAGAAAAGTATCAAACCTACACCGACCAGCGCAAAGCTATTGAGGAGAAATACAATGCCGATATAGCCGCCCTACAAGCCAAATTAGGTGCGGACGCTCCACAAGTCAAAAAAGCACAAGACGAAAAGACACGTGATCTCAAAAAGTTGGATATACTCCACAAAAAAGAGGGTACAGCTATTGCTAAATTGTTCGACAACCTACGCAAAAAGACCGTCAAGGAAATGCACCAAACCATAGCAGAGGCAGAAGCCGAGATTGACCAGTTGGCAAGCAACCTTGATATGAGTGATGAGGCTAATCAGAAATGGATAGCTGAACTTCGCCAACAAATCGAACAAACAAGAGACACCGCCGATAAGAGTGATACCGTTTTTGGCAAACTTGGTACAAGTATCAAAAATCTATTCAAAGCCAAACCCAACACCGCCGAATGGCAAGAAGCATTTAATGGTATGTTGTCGTCAGCACAATCAATCACAGGACAATTTGGACAGTTAGGCGATGAATTTGAGCGATTGGGGCAAAGTACGGGAAACTCATCATTAGAAAAATTAGGACGCACTTTGCAAAATGTAGGCAACTTACTTAACCGTACGATGTCTTTTGCACAAATGGGTGCAGGAGTAGGAAATGGTTGGGGGGCTCTTATTGGTGCTGTTGTAGGTTTAGGGGTTGGTGCTTTTGAGGGAGCTGCCAAACAACGGTTAGCACACGAAAAGAAACTTCAAGAAATTGCAGCATCCAAAATTGCACAACAGAATGAATACAACCGTTTACTTTGGGAAGAAGCGTTATTACATAAAGAAAATACATCTGTATTTGGAACAAAAGAAATTGCCAATGCATTAGATATGTTAAGCAAGTATAGTGATAAGTGGCACGAAGTTAATAGAATGCTTAATTACAGATTAAGAGATCGTGATTTTGGAGTTGTTAATGGATACCGTTCTGCAAATAGGATAGGAGACAATCAAGGTTCACTTATAGATAAGATAGGAATAGCGAATGGCAGTTATACAAAAGGAACTTGGTTTTGGGAAAAATCAGGTACAGTATGGGATAATATATTAAAAGTATACCCCGAACTCATTGACAAATCAGGAAAGTTCAATATAAACCTTGCTGAAAGTATTGTTAAAACTCGTGAGTTTTATGGGACAGGCAAAGAGGACTTTCAAAAAATAATTGATAGTTATAAACAATTAGAAGAAGCTCAAAAGAAATTCGATGAATATGTTAAAAATACTTTTGGAGAATTAGGGACATCTATTATTGATAGTGTTTATAATTCCTTACAAAAAGGAGAGGACGCTTTTGAAAGTTTTGCTAAAACAGTAGGAAATGTAATAGGTAAATTAGGGAAACAGCTTGTATATGAGCTCTTTGTTGCTGAACATTTTAAAAGACTGCAAGAACGAATAACAGAAGCTGGTAAAAATAATAGCGGTAGCGAAGATTTTGCAAGAAAATCTTCTCAAATTGTAGGTGAGTTTGGAAATGCAATGAAAGGAAAGATGGGAGAAATGCAACAATTTTTAAAAGATTGGAACAATATGAGTAGCGGTTTAGGTTTTGATTTTCTTAATGAACAACGCCAAGCAGTAGAAAAAGGTTTTGCACGAATGAGCCAAGATAGTGCAGAAGAATTGAATGGACAATTTAGGTTACAAACCCAGTTAAGTGCTGAGATAAAGAATGCTACTTTACAAACCGCTAACTTCATCAGGGAAATGCACCAATCTATGCAAAGCAATGCCGCTCAACAGCTAAGACACCTTGCAGGAATAGAGGCTAATACTTACAAGCTAAACAAAATGGAAACAG